ACACCATCTATAACACCATCGGTAACACCATCAGCAAGTGTAACTCCATCAGTAACACCATCAGCAAATGTAACTCCATCGGTAACACCATCTCAATCTCCTTCAGTAACGCCTTCAATTACACCATCGATAACGCCATCAATCAGTTCATCTCCATCTATAACACCGTCAACAACACCATCAACAACACCAACCCCAACTCCTTCACCGCACGTATTAGTTGTTGCGGCTTCACCAACATCTCTAAGCAACACAGGCTGCTCGGTTGGTAGTGTCTGTACTACAACAGGCTCAACCACTGCATCAGTAACCTCAGGTGGCTCAGGAAACTATACATACCAATGGAATGTTGTATCTGGATCAATTACAGTTGTAAATCCAACCTCAGCTACTACACAAGTTAAAACNTCTTCAAACTATTCATCTCCGTTAGGTGGTGCTATTAATTGTACAATAACTGATACAACATATGGCATTAATGCAACAACAAGTAGTGTAAATATTAATTTTTCCTAATAAAAATTTATGATAAACTATCCATTCACCATCAATAATTGTAGCACTGGAACACTTGCAAAAGTACCAGTCTCCGCACCAGTCTCAAATACTGCCAGCTAAGTTTTCGTTCCTTATATAGGAACCTTATATTATAAAATCTATATATCTTTGTATATAGATTTACTCTTTTTATTATTAAATAATTCAAATGGCTGACAATAAAAGTGTAAATGCTACAGGTTTCTTTAAGAACATCACCAATAAGTTACCTTATCAGTCATTAGATCTTAATGCTGTGCTTGGGCAGTTAAACCCAAAATATGAGGTATTCCAAGACACAGGTTCTAGAAGAACTGAAGCATTAGCACGCCAATCGATATTTTACGATAACGATTATAATAATACACCTTCCGGTCAGATTGCAAAAGGTGGTATTTACAATGACTTAGTATATGCTAATATTCAGGTTGATAAGGGTCCAAGAATTCTTGACTATAGAATTATGGCTGCCTTTGCTGAAGTTTCAGATTGTTTAGATGAAATCTGTGATGAATGTGTAAACAAAGATGAGCATGGTAATGTAGCTAAGTTACATTTTCGCAATATTGAGTTAGAGGAACACGATAAGCATAAAATCGATAATGAATTTAAGAAGTATATTAATAACTTTGAATTGGAAAAGAAAGGTTGGGAATATTTTAGACAACTATTAATTGAAGGTGAATTATACTTTGAACATATTATTCACAAATCTTTTCCAGAAGAAGGTATTTTAGGCGCCGTTCAGTTACCAACAGAACTTATTGACCCAATCTTTGATAATATTCAAAATATGATTATCAAAGGCTATATTTTAAGAAAGCCAATTTTTGATCCAAATAAGCCTAATAAGATTGAAAAGTATGAATTTATCCCAATGGATAAAAATCAGATTACTTATATCAATTCTGGTATTTGGAACCAAGACAAAACATTTAGATTACCATTTATTGAAAACTGTAGAAGAGCTTATAGACAGCTTTCATTAATTGAAGATAGTATTGTTATTTACCGTTTAGTAAGAGCTCCAGAACGTCTAGTATTTAATGTCGATGTTGGTAATATGGCACCACCAAAGGCTGAAGCTTACCTTCGTAAGTTAATTCAGGAATATTGGAGTAAAAAGACATTTGACGTTAACCAATCAGTTAACCCAGTCCAGAAGTTCAATCCACAATCCATGCTTGATAGTTTCTGGTTTGCAAAGAGAGCTGGTAGTGAAGGTACATCAGTTACTCAATTAGCTGGTGGTCAAAATTTAGGTGAGTTAACTGACTTAATGTACTTTGTTAGAAAGTTATACAAAGCATTAAAGGTACCAACCAATAGGTTAGATGAACAAAGTTCGTTTAAAGATGGTAATGAAATATTGAGAGAGGAACTTAAGTTTGCTCGTTTCATTATTCGTTTACAACAAAACTTTGCTAGTGGTCTAAAGAACGGATTTATTACACATTTAAAGTTAAAGGGTCTTATTGACAAGTACGAACTTAAAGAACATAACCTTCATATAGAGTTAAACGTACCAACAAACTTTTATGAATTAAGAGAAAATCAAAAGCTAGAATTAAAGGTGACAAACTTTAATAATCTAGCTACCAACCCATTTATTTCACCGACATACGCACAAAAGAAACTATTAGGTTGGAACGATATCGATATTAAAGCTAATAGAGAGTTTTTACGTAAAGATAAAGAATTGGAGTGGGAATTAAACCAGATTACAACTGGTGGTCCAAATTGGAGAGATCAATTTACGGGTGGTGCTCAAGGTGGGGGTACCACTCCTGCAGCTACTACCGGTGGTGCAGAAACTCCACCACCATTTGGTGCACCAGCAGCAGGAGCAGCTCCAGCAGGTGAAGTACCAGCAGCAGGAACAGAAGCTCCCCCAGCGGCTGGAGCTGAAGCAACTCCACCACCAACAACTTAAATATAACATATGCCAGTACCAAATCGTTGCGAAATAACACCAATCTCGGCATTTCAAAGTACTAATCTTTCTAGTAAGATTACATCGTTCGATTTACTTGGTAAAAGAATACTAAGATCTCTTGGTTACCCTTCAATTAACGTAGAGCTTCATATAGATCAAATAAACGATAATATTAGTATAGCTTGTGAAATGTTTACTAAGTTTGCTGGCTATACAAGAGAGTATCTCATTTTTAACAGCAATCTTTACATTCAAAATTATGGTTTAAAGCTTGATGCTCTTTTTACAGCACAAAGTAACGACTCTTATTTAGCTCAGTTAAACAATGACGATTTTAATCCAAACGACCCAAATAGTTTAGAAACAAACAACCCACTTTACAACAAGTATATTGACAACAATGTAAATCTTTATACAGCCAATAGTGCAATTCCTGGTAGTTATTTTTCTAGCATTTCAGCATTGTCGGCTGCATACCAATACGGTATGTTTGCAAATACTGTTATACCATTAACTGCTTATATGTTAATTGATCAGAGTTTATCAGGAACTTTAGATCAATACTTTACACCAAGTTTAACAAACAACATCACACAGTTGGGTTCAACAATTTCTACACCAAATCCAATTTACTTAAACAGCTTTGATTATGACGTAATGGACTATAGAAAGGTAATGGCTGTTGTAGACTTTGAAGAAGGTTCAACATCTGGTATCAATACATTATTCACAATTGAACAAACATTAGCACAGCAAACCTATTTCAGCTACGCCATGGGTAATTATGGCTTTGATTTGGTAAGTTGGTATGTATTAAAGGATTGGTTAAAGAATAGAGAGAAGTTATTAGCTACAAAACCATCTTGGGATTTTGATGATAGAACTCAATTACTAAGATTGTACCCGCAACCAGGTTACAACAAAGGACAAAGTACTCAGTACTACGGTGTTTTACAATGCTACGTTGAAAGAGCATTGAGAGATGTAATTAAAGAACCGTGGGTCTATCAGTATACATTAGCATTGTGCAAAATTACTTTAGGTAGAATTAGAGGTAAGTTTGTTGGTACAGCATTATTCGGTGGTGGTCAAGTAAATGCTAATATGTTAGAGGAAGGTTTAAATGAAAAGAAGGAACTCGAACAAAGACTCTACGAAGGCGCACCAGGTATGGGTGATAATGAACCACCACAATTCTTTGTTGCATAATAGTGATGGAAACAAAGTTTAAGCAGGGTATATATAAACCACAAAATGGTGTAAAGTATATTGGTTCAAATTATCCCATATATAGGTCTGGTTGGGAGTTAAGATTTTTTAGATGGGCAGATATGAACGAAAACATATTGGCTTGGGGTAGTGAAAATATTATTATACCATATGTTAGTCCAGTTGACGGCAAAGTACATAGATACTTTGTTGATAACTTTGTAGTATTCAAAGATAAAGATGGTAATAAACAAAAGTTTCTAATTGAAATTAAACCAAGCAAACAAGTAGCTAAACCATTAGCGCATGGTAATAAAAAGAAGTCTACAATACTGTATGAGCAAGTAACTTGGATAACAAACCAGGCTAAGTGGGATGCTGCTAAAAAATGGGCTGAAAAGAAAGGTTACCAATTCATTATACTAACTGAAAAGGAACTTGGCATCCGTTGATTAAACACGTGAGAACATAAATAATATTATGAGTTTTAAACTTATCGTTGAAACGCCAACAAACAATAACGATTTTGAGTATATTGTTGAAGAAAAGAATGTAAATCAACCAAGAAACTTTTTCATTAAAGGCCCATATATGATGGCTGAAGGTGCTAATAGAAACAAGAGAATCTATTCGCTTAATGAAATGATTTCTGAAGTAAAGCGTTACGAAGAGGAAATGATTAAGCCAGGTCGTTCAATGGGTGAGCTAAACCACCCAACAACAGCAGATGTTGATTTAGGCAGAGCTTGCCACCTTGTCACAGAGTTAAAGCAAGATGGTAACGTGTTTTTCGGTAAGAGTAAGATCTTATCAACACCAACAGGCTTAATTGTCCGTAGCTTAATTGAAGATGGTGTAAAGGTTGGTATGAGTACAAGAGGTTTGGGTATGTTAGTTTCAGAATCTAACGGCAATAACAGAGTTAAGAACTTTAGATTAGTAGCTGTTGATTGCGTTGCTGATCCAAGCTTTCCTAAAGCTTTTGTTAATGGAATTTTAGAAAGTAAGCAATATGTATTAGCAGAGAATGGATCTTTTGAAGAAAAATATGATAACTTTGAACGTAATATCAGCACATTACCAACAAAGAATAAAGACGAGTATTTACGTAGGTCCATTATCAACTTTATAAATAATTTATAACATGAAGGAACAAATCAGAAAGTTTATTGCTGCTGTCATGGATCAAAGAAATAAACATGCAAATGATCATTTAAAAGCAGCCGTTGATGAAAAAATCAAGCGCAAAATAATAAATAATAATAACAACATTTTCTAATATGGATACGCTAAAAGATTTATCCCCGGAGTCAATGACAGAAATTCAAAACGCTATCAACAGTAAAGTTGAAGCAAAGGTACAGATACAGGTTGAAAAAGCTTTAGCAGAACAAGATGAGCTCTACAGCAATAAGCTTACAAAATTATTAGAAGCCATTGATAATGATCATTCAGCAAAGTTAGAAAGAGTTGTTGAAGCTATCGATAATGATAGAGCTGAAAAGTTAAAGATGGTCATTAGTAAGTACGAGAACGTACTCAATGAAGATGCAAAGAATTTTAAAGCACAATTAGTAGAATCAATTAGTGACTACTTAGATGCTTACTTAGAAGAATCAGTACCAGCAGCTGAAATTAAGGAAGCTGTTCGCAATAAGAAAGCAATCAAGGTATTAGAGAATCTAAGAAACCATTTAGCCATCGATGCTGCCCTTCAAAAAGAGAGCATCAAAGAAGCAATTCTTGATGGCAAAGCGCAAATAAATGAAGCTTCCACGAAGCTTGAGTCTGTCGTTGCTGAAAATGCATCGTTAAAGGATGAGTTAGATACCATTAAGGTAAACTTACTCATCGAACAACGCATTGCAAATCTTGACGAACAACAAAAGAAGTATATCAAAAAGGTCTTCGCTAATAAGTCACCAAACTTCATTAACGAAAACTTCGATTACACATTAAAGTTATTCGACAAAAAGGCAAATAGCAGACTCGAGTCTTTAAAGGAAGAAGCACTATCAGAATCAACAAATGTTGATAGAGTAGTTTCAGAACAAACTGAAGAAGTAGTTTCTGAAAGTGCACAACTTTCTCCTTACTTAACAGAATTAAGTAAGTACTAAGAGACAATTTAAAAGGTTTTATCCTGAGTTACCTGGTACGAAAGTACCTTGGGGTCGATGATTAGAGATTAATCAAGGAAAATAAATTACATGAAATCAATTAGACCTACACAGGCCTATATCGACGAAACAAGAGCAGCAGCATTATTAGAGAAGTGGGCACCAGTGCTCGATTACTCCTCAAAGAATGTTGCACCAATCGAAGACGATCACACACGTTTAAACACAGCTATGTTACTTGAGAACCAAGAAGCATGGTGCTTACGTGAAGCAGGTCCAAACTACAACCCAGGTTCATCTGGCATTAACCGTGCTGGTAACCCAGGTGCAGTTGGTAATGCAGCTACAATGTATGCTGGTACAACAGTTACTGGTACACAAGGTACAGACACGTACGCAACGGGTGACTTCCGTCTTCCAAAGATCTTGATTCCGATGATCAGACGTACATTCCCCGAATTAATCACAAACGAGATCGTTGGTGTTCAACCAATGGCAGGTCCAGTAGGCCTTGCATTTGCATTACGTTACCGTTACACGGGTCAAACCCTTGGAACGAATGACGGTGCAGGTTCAGGCACAAACTTCCCTCCAGGTCAGCCAGGCACATTAGCCTCAGCTGCTGGTCAGGAAGCTGGATATCAGTACTTACAAACGGCTTATACCGGTAACACAGCTGGCTACCTTTCAGGTACCCAGGGTGCTTATGGCTCGCTCACACAGTGGATTACCGCTGGTGGTGTTGACCAAGGCATTGCTGCTCTCTTACAAAACTACGAATTAACGAACGCAATTCCTACATTCGAAGTTACGTTCGAAAAGACAGCTGTTGAAGCAGGTACAAGACGCTTAGGTGCTAACTGGTCAGTTGAACTCGAACAGGACTTAAAGAACATGAACGGTATTGATATCGACACTGAATTAACGAATGCTATGTCGTACGAAATTCAGGCTGAAATCGACCGTGAAATGTTAATCAGAATGCTCCAGATTGCTCTTAACGCAGGTTATGGCAACGGCTATTCTGTGTGGTCGCCAGCATCAGCTGACGGCCGCTGGTTAGTAGAACGTAACCGTGACTTCTACCAGAGAGTTATTATCGAAGCAAATCGTATTGCAGTTCGTAACCGTCGTGGTGCAGCTAACTTCGTAGTTGCTACACCAAACGTTGCAGCTATTCTTGAAATGTTACCTGAATTCCAATGGGTACCAGTTCAGGGTAATGTCAATACGCAGCCAGTAGGCGTTGCTAAGGTAGGTAACCTCGGTGGTCGCTTCAACGTCTACCGCGATACACGTACCGACGGCAATTATATGGCCGGCGAATACGGTACAACGAACCCACGCCCAGACTACGCCTTATTAGGCTACAAGGGCCCAGAGTTCTATGATACAGGTATCATCTACTGCCCATACATTCCTGTTATGGTTCAGCGCACGATTGGTCAGAACGACTTCGCTCCAAGAGTTGGTTTACTCACACGTTATGGTGTGGTTGACAACATCTTCGGTGCAAGTCTTTACTATCACGTCATCCTCGTTAGTGGTATCGGTCAGTCGTTTACAC